AAGACTAAAGGCGCAATGGTCAAAATGAACTACGGTGGAAAGTGCTGAGATGATGGCCTGTCGCGGCATGGGGGCTATCGCCCCCAGTAAAATGCCCAAAGGCGTGAGAAAAGCACGCCGGGATGACACTGACTTTACGCAGTACGCTGAAGGCGGTCCTGTTGGCCTTTACGCCAACATTCATGCCAAACGCGCTCGCGGCGAAAAAATGCGCAAGCCCGGACAAAAAGGCGCACCCACGGCTCAGGCTTTTATTGACTCTGCAAAGACGGCTAAATAATGACTACTACCGGCTCCACCCTCTTCAATATGGACTTCACGGAGATTGCCGAGGAAGCTTGGGAGCGTGCGGGTCGAGAAATGCGTTCTGGTTATGACTTGCGTACAGCACGTAGGTCCATGAACCTGATGACGATTGAATGGCAGTCTAAGGGTATTAATATGTGGACAATGGAGCAGGGAATCGTTAACCTGACTCCGGGGCTTAGCACGTACGCCCTACCAACGGACACGATTGACTTGCTAGAACACGTCATTCGTACTGGGTCCAACACTGCGTCTACGCAGGCGGACTTAACCATTTCACGCATCAGCGTTTCTACTTATGCCACTATTCCAAACAAGCTTAGCCAAGCTCGCCCAATTCAAGTCTGGGTTCAAAGGCTTTCTGGCGAAACTAACCCAACCAATTCAGTCTTGGTGGGCACGATTACGGCGACGGACACCACAATAACGCTTAGTACAGTAGTTGGATTGGCCGGATCAGGTTTTATTCGTATTGATAGCGAAGATATTTACTACACATACGTCACAGGGAATACCCTAGGTGGTGTATTCCGTGGGCAAAATAACACCACGGCAGCGGGACACACAAGTGGTACGGCTATTTTTGTACCCCAACTTCCAGCTGTGACCGTGTGGCCCACACCTGATAACTCAACGCCCTACCAGTTCGTATACTGGAGACTTAGACGCGTCCAAGACGCTGGCGCTGGTGTTGAGACAGCAGATATGAACTTCCGCTTTCTACCTGCGTTGGTAGCTGGCTTGGCATACCACATTGCCGTAAAAGTCCCTGAGATGATGCCCCGCGTTGAGATGCTCAAGCAGATGTACAACGAGACGTTTGAGATTGCTGCCGGTGAAGACCGAGAGAAAGCAGCGGTACGGTTTGTTCCAAGGCAAATGTACATTGGTAACACATAATGGGTAATAGATTCGCATCAGGCAAGATAGCGATTGCGATGTGTGATCGCTGCGGCCAGCAGTTTAAGTTAAAGACGCTTAAGACCGAAGTTATTAAGCAGCGTAAATATGAACTGTTGGTTTGTGCTGAGTGCTGGGACCCTGACCAACCGCAGTTGATGCTTGGCACATTCCCTGTTGATGACCCACAGGCTTTGCGTAATCCACGTAAAGATACAACGTATGTGACTTCTGGTGTTAACTCTGTTGGAAATTTATCTGGCGGTTCACGAGATATTCAATGGGGCTGGAATCCAGTTGGCGGGTCTAGATTTTTTGATAACGAATTGACACCAAATTACTTGGTGGCAACGACATTTGTTGGTACAGTAAGCATATCTTAAGGAGCTTAAAATGGCATACACACGATCAGCCGACGGCATTGCTAAAAAAGGCAAAACCGAAGGTAAAAATTTGGGCAACAGTGGCCCTACATCTAAAGAAATAATGGGCGGCAAGGGTAAAGGTAAGGGTAAAACCAATGCCGATATGTTGTCTATGGGTCGTAACTTGGCTAAAATTGCCGCACAGAAACGAGGCTAATCATGGCTACATTCAGCAAAAAGATGATGGGTAAAGAAGTTGGCGATGCTAAAGTCTACGCCACACCTCATACTATGACGGGTAAAGTGGTTACGGCCTCTCCTAACCCCGGCTCTGGCCCTGACCACAGCGATGCAAACACGGTCAATATGGCTGTAGGTAACGTTTATCGTCGGTCACAGCCAGCAGCTAAAACGTCTGGCATTAAGATGCGTGGTGCTGGTGCTGCTACCAAAGGCGTAATGGCTCGCGGCCCTATGGCTTGAGGTTTATACAATGGCAATGACTTACGCTCAATTGGTAACTGCGGTACAAGACTACACGCAGAATACCTTCGACACTACTGACATGAATACCATGATTCAGCAGGCTGAGCAACGCATCTACAACTCAGTACAGTTAGCTAATTTGCGTAAGACATCCACCACTGCCCTAACTAACGGAGTGCAGACATTCAATGCGCCCAATGACTTGCTGTCGGTGTACTCATTTGCCATTGTAAAAGCTGACGGTAGCTATCTGTATTTGTTGGATAAAGATCCAAACTTTATGCAAGAAGCATATCCAAACCCAGCAACAACTGGGCTTCCAAAGCATTACGCATTTAACGGCCCGCAAGCTACAGTAACAAGACTGCAGTTTATTCTTGGCCCAACGCCTAATTCCGCGTACGCTACAAGCTTGCAGTACTTCTATTACCCAGAGTCTATTGTGACCGCTGGTACTACTTGGCTTGGTGAATTCTTTGATTCCGCATTACTGTATGGTACGTTGTGCGAAGCTGGGGTATTTATGAAGAGCGGCCCTGATGATGGCATGTACACCATGTACCAAGAACGGTACGTTCAAGCTATTGCGCTTCTCAAGAACTTGGGTGACGGCAAACAGCGTAGTGACGCTTACCGTAATGGTCAAAGTAGGGTCGCTGTTTCATGAGTATCCTTCAAACCCAAACGACCAGTTTTAAAAAAGAACTGTATACAGGCGTTCATAACTTAGCTACAAACACGCTAAAAATTGCCCTGTACACGGCTGCGGCTGATCTCAATGAGAATACAACTGTGTATTCTTCTGTAAACGAAGTTACTGGCACTGGGTACGTTGCAGGTGGTGTGGCCTTGACTGGCGTAACCATTAGCTCCTCTGGGTATACAGCTTATGTAGACTTTGCTGATGTAGTGTTTGGCGCATCCGTTACGGCTCGTTGTGCTTTGATTTACAACGACACTGTTGTTGGCAAGCCGTCTATCGCGGTGTTGGACTTTGGTTCGGACAAGACATCTTCCAATTTCACAATTACAATGCCTGCTAACACTGCTACGGCGGCGTTAATTCGCAGTTCAAACTAAAGGTAGATCATGCCAAGTACCTACTCAACCAACCTTAAGATTGAGCTAATCCCAACTGGCGCTCAGTCTGGTGTGTGGGGTGTAACCACCAACGCCAACCTTGGTACTGCTATTGAGCAGGCTATTGTAGGTACAGCTACGTGCGTGACGGCTGACTTTACGTTTAACGTAGCCACATACGTTCTTACCGACACTAACGCATCCCAGACGGCCCGTGCGTTTGTTTTGGACGTTACAGCCACTTTGTCGGCTGCGGGGACTATCAACGTACCGGCCATCCAAAAGCCGTATCTTGTATTTAATAATTCTGTTGGCGGTTTTGCTGTCACTGTTAAGGTCAGCGGCCAGCCGGGTGTAAGCATCCCCAATGGTAAGAAAGCTTGGCTCTATAACACTGGTACAGACGTAGGTGTTGCGTTTGACTACGCACCAACCTTAACACTGGGCACTCCTTTGCTGCCAGCTTCTGGGGGTACAGGAATTAACAGCTTGGGCGCTGGTGTAGCTACATGGCTCCAGACCCCATCTAGTACAAACTTGCAAGCAGCGGTTACTGACGAGACTGGCTCTGGTACGCTGGTGTTTAGCAACTCGCCGACACTGGTAACTCCTAATCTGGGCGTACCGTCTTTTGTTACGCTGACTAATGCAACCGGCCTGCCCTTAACTACGGGTGTAACTGGGACGCTTCTTACTGGTAACGGCGGTACAGGGGTTAACTCATACACCGCTGGTGACATCACATACTACGCCGCTGGAACAGCATTAACCAAGCTACCTATTGGAACTGTTGACTATGTGCTGACCTCTACTGGATCAGCCCCTCAGTGGTCGCCACCTTCTTCAGTGGTGATTGGTACTGCCAACAACTTGGCTGGTGGTGCTACAGGTTCGGTTCCATACCAATCTGCTGTTAGTACAACAACGTTCTTAGGTCTTGGCACTCTGGGTCAGGTAATGACGGCTGGCGCAAGTGGCCCCGCTTATGTTGACCAAAGCACGTTATCTGTTGGTTCGGCTACAAATGCTACCAACGCCACTAATGCAACACTAGCAGTTTCAGCTACAAATGTGGCTGGGGGTACAACAAATCAACTGGTTTATCAGACTGGCGCAGGAGCAACAAGTTTTGCACCAGCGCCTACGGTTCCAAACTATGTATTAACTTGGTCTGGATCAGCGTTTGTTTGGTCTGCTGTGCCACCTATTACGTCAGCGGGCAACCTTGTAGGGGGTGCGGCTGGTGATCTTGTCTATCAAAGCGCTACAAACGTATCTGCATTTTTACCAGATGTAGCTACAGGTAACGCTTTAATTACCGGTGGTGTTGGTGTTGCACCAAGCTACGGCAAGATTGGTCTTACTACCCACGTTTCAGGGATTTTGCCAACGGCTAACGGTGGTACTAATCTTTCATCGTTTACTTCTGGTGGCGCTGTTTACGCAACGTCAACTTCTGATCTAACTACTGGCACTTTGCCTATTGCAAGCGGTGGTACAAATTCTACTTCCACTCCAACGGCTGGTGCGGTAGCATACGGTACAGGAACAGCATTCGCATTTTCAACAACTGGAACGGCTGGGCAAGCTCTTGTTAGTACTGGCGCAGGCGCACCTACATGGCAGGATTTTTCATCAGTACCCAGCTTCTTACTTATCAACGCAGGAGTCAGTTAAATGGCAACGAACGCACAATATACAAAGAACGCCCGACAAGCATCGGTCGTAATCAGCACGGCAAACACAAACCGTGACGGAACAGGAACAATGACCATTGTGTGGACTGCGCCTGCTTTTGTGGATGCAACAAACCCCGGCGGTTCGCGCATTGAGCGTGTCGTAATTCAAGCTACTGGCACAACCACAGCGGGTATGGTGCGCTTGTTTGTAAGTTCTGACGCGGCGGGTAACACAGCGGCTAACACGTTCTTGTACGAAGAGGTTCCTGTGACTGCGGCAACCCCTTCTACCACAGTGCAGGCTTATGCAACAGCACTTCAGGCCGTAACGTATCAGACACTGTTCCCGATCATGATTGCCCCCGGATCCACCCTGCGTGTGTCCACGGCTAACGCTGAATCTTTTATTGTGACTGCAATGGGCGGAGACTACTAAAATGGCAAATGGATCTTTTGGATTAAGCGGCATACCTACCGCACCTACCACTGTTGGCTCTGCGCCAAACAACCCATTCACGCCTGTAAGCGCTGTAGTAAACAGCACTGCTGGCTTTCAAGCTGGTGATTTGGTTTATAACTACGCTGGTGATATTCAGCCTGTGCCAAACAACTACGCCAGTACAGGCACTTTTCCTATTACGGACACTTTACCAGTAGTTCAATCAAATTCTTCTTACGGTGAACTGTATGCGTCTCCAATTACAAAAGGAACGGTGTACAGAGATAACTTTAGTGCAAAACTAACAGATGGCAACATTGTTGTGGTTTATTTGTTAGCAACACCATCAAACAATAACCAACCATATTTTAAAGTTGTTTCCGAAAGTGGCGCTGTTGTTGTTACTGATACTTTAATCAGCACTGTTGTAGGTGGATTTGGAAACATTCGGGTTTGCGCGTTAACTGGTGGCGGTTTTGCGGTTGGTTGGAGAGGACAAAGCTCAAACAATCCATACTACGCAATTTACGCAAACCCCTCTGGCGGAAGTTGTGCTACTGTTTTAGCGGCGACTCAGGATACTGGATTTACTTTTAATTCCAATGACAGTCAGTATCTTCAACTAATTGCCCGACCAAACGGGTCGTGGATATTTGCTGGCGTAAATACATCGAACCTAGTAAATCATAAAATATTTAGCGCAACAGGAGTTCAAGTTTACAACTGGACAACAGGCGCAAGCGCCCAAGCCGCTTCTTATTGGTGGAAATACGTTGTTCGTAGTGACGGAAGTTTTGTTCTAATTACACCTAATTCGTCATCGCAACTTGTGTATACCGTGTTTAGCGCGCTTAATGCGGTTGTAGTTGCCACAGCCACGTTAACTACTGTGGCATCACCCGCAAACATATCCAACGCTGGCGGTGTTGATGTATTTTCTAACGACACAGTAATTGTTGCTTTTGCCAATGGTAGCACTCCGTATTACGTTACCCTTAGTTCGGCAAACGTTCTTGGTACGGCTACTGCATATACATTTACAGGAGTAAGTTCATACAACTGGTATTTTGTAAAACCAAAGGTTCTAGCAAATGGCAATTACGTTTTGTCAGCAACTATACAAGATACAGGACTAAATAATATACCAGCCTACACGTTAAGCTACGTAGTTCTTAGTGCATCTCATGTAGCCCAAACAACAATTCAAACTATTTCTAGTTTTTCTACTGGTAATTTATCTGTCGCTGATATTGTAGAAACATCAAGTTTCATAAATTTTTTGGGGGCTCCAGCTTATTATAGTTTCACGTTGGTAAGTAATTGGAATAGTGGCGCTCCGTCTTCATTGCAATGGGCAAAAGCTTCTCCATCAACTTACTTACCAATTAAAAGTTCCTCTGTAAGCGCTCTTGTTGGAACAAGTTCTGCGCAAAGTGTTAGCGGTTACGCTAGGTCAGTAGCTACACCAACCTCGGCGGCATTTTTTGCGTCAACTTCTGGGACTGTAAGTTCATCAGTAAGCGCTGGTGCCGTGGTCGTTGCACAAACCGCAATTGACACCTCTGGCGTGTGCTATGGAATTGATACTGCGTCTTTGAGCGATGGATCTTGTTTAATTTTGTACAGACTTGGCAGTTCAACATTTTCAATTAAACTTGCCGTTATTTCACCAGTGGGGGCGTTAACGGCTACTTACACTGTGGTTGCTTCTGCCGCAACAACGGCAAACTTAACCCAAGGACAGACAAAGCTGGCCGTTTTAACAGACGGAAAAATTGCCGTCACGTACCTAGATAGCAGTAGTGTTGCGCAGTTGATTGTTTTGTCAAGCACCTATAGTGTTGTAGCAGGCCCAACTGCGTATGGAGGCGAAGGTTCTTCTTCAACCGGCATTGGACTTGCGGCTTTGTCAGGCGGAAGGTTAGTTATTGCGTACAAGAGCACTTCCAACAGCTGGCCTGCCTACCGTGTATACAGTAGCTCTCTGACATCTCTTGTTGCAGAAACAAACGTATTTACCTCAAACACAGCAAGTTCAGCAATTAGTTGCGCTTCGTACCCCGGTGGTTTTCTTGTTACTTTTACAAACACTTCGAATGGTGTTTTTTTCGCATATTCATATATTGAAACTACAACTAACAGTTTTACTGCGTCAACTGGAGATCAAGTTGGCACTGCGACTTTCAATAGGGGGCAAAAATCGGTTTCTGGCACCAACGGTAGTGTGTACTCTATTGCTTTTAACGATTCTGGTGCAACAAATCCTAGCCTTTATCTTAATGCCGGCGGTTCTAGAACGATTTCCACTAGAGTTTTAAATAGCATGATGTCAGTTTCAGGTAACGGCTCGACTGGAATGGCGCTTGCGTTGACTTCTTATAACGAACCCGTAGTTTTCGCTTTTGTCTCTTCGACAGTAATAAGAATGATGTACAACACATCTGCTTTAGGCATTGCTTCAACTGGAGTATATTTTGAATTTACTTCAGTATTTTCTTATCCGTCAAGCATTAGTAATAACATTATGGTGGGTGGAACTTTGGCTGGGCATAACGTTGTACTTGCTTTGTTAAATTCTTCTAACTTTTTAACGTACACGGTGATTAACCCAACAAATTACACATACTCATCATCGTTGACCGCTGGTGTTACGACAGCAAACCCTGTAGCTATTGGATTATCTAACGGCTTCTCCTTAATCGGTGTGTCTTCAACAGACGCCCCTGCAAACGGTCAGGGTACTGTTGTGATTAACGGCCCTGCGCAGTTAAGTTCAAGCTACCCGTCTACAACATCGGGGCAGAGCTTTGACTTTGGAAACCCCGTGACATTTGGTGCGGCGGGAACAATCTCTGGTCGTAACGTAAACTTGATTGGAAATGTATGACAGTCCCTTTAATTACAAGCACGGTATCTAACCCTTTTACTGGCACGTTTGGTAACGGGGTTGTTGTTCCATATTTAGCATCTGGCACGTTTGTTGTCCCCGCTGGTGTATCTAGCGTTCGCGTCCGCGTATGGGGTGGCGGAGGAACTGTTACTGGGGGTGGTGGTGGTTTCACTTATAAAACAATTACAGGTCTAATCTCAGGGGCTTCTATCGCTGTGACTGTTGGGGCAGAAGCGGCATCTAGTTCTGTTTTTGCTGGGACATCTTCTTTTGGTGCTTATTGCTCTGCAACAGGTGGTGGGTCAGGCTCCACAAGCCCAGCGTCTGGGGGTGGAGTGGGGGCGGGAGGAGACATTAACAACAATGGAGGCTCAGGCAGTAGTGGTTGTGGCGGCGGCGTTGGCGGATTATTTAGAACTGGCGGTTCTGGTAACGCTGGTTCTGGTAACGCTGGTGGTGGTGGTGCAAGTACAGCGGGAAATGTAGCTGGTAATGGTGTTTTTGGTTCTGGTGGTCAATACCAATCAACAACAGTTACTACTTACCCAACAAGCGGGATGGTTTCTGCGTCAATTGATTTTCTTGGCACTGGTGGTGGTGGCCCATATTTGATTGGCGGTCTTAATGGAGGCGGTGGTGGAGTTACTGCTCCCGGTGGTTTTCCCGGAGGCGGCGGCGGTACTAGCGGTTTTGGCGCTCGCGGTCTAGTAATGGTGGAGTATTAAAAATGAAATTTGCACGATTTATTGACAACACAGCCGTAGAGATATTTACAACGCCAGACGGCTTTGGTATTTCTGATTGCCTCCATTCTTCTCTTGCAAGCCAATATGAGCTTGTTGCAGACGATGTAGACGTTGGCTATACAAAGCCTGTGGTTGAAGCTCCTGTAGTAGAAACACCAGTCGAAACTCCGGCTGAAACACCGCCCGTCTAATCATGTGGGATTGGGTGGAAGCTATCGTAGCCGCCGCCGCAATCATTTGCTTTGTGGTGTTTTGCTCTTACATGATCGCATGGGCTGGGATATGGTAGATGCGCTGGTTACTGATGCTCTTTTTGGTATTCCTACCGGGAGCAGCCAGCCAAGATAAAAAGACTGAATACCGCTGTGTTCGGTGGGCGTGGACGGGAGATGTTTATAACCGCAAAGTTGTTTGCCTACAGTGGGAAAAGGTTGTACGGAAATGATTGATCCAATCACGGCTCTTGAAGGACTACAAAGCGCCATTGGATTAGTCCGTAAGGCGGCAAAGGTAGCCAACGATCTTGGCGGTCTAGCGCCCATGTTGGGCAAGCTCTTTGATGCTAAGAGCCAAGCCACTAAAGCGATGGTTGAAGCCAAGAGGTCTGGCAATAAGTCCAACTTTGCTTTGGCTATGCAGATTGAAAATGCTTTGATGCAGACGGCTAAACTGGAGTCGGAGCTTCAACTGCTTTACATACAGACTGGCAACATAGACGTTTGGAATAAGATCAAGGCTAGAGCCGCTGAGATGGACAGGGATGATGCAATAGAAGCCCGTAAAGCTAAGGACGAAGAGAAGAAGCGCAAAGAAGCCGAGCAAGAACAAATGGAGTGGGCCGTAGGGATTGTGGTGATCGTGATGTTTATTGGCGCTATTGGTTGGGGAATCAATGAGATTACCGAACTGTGTCCCAAGACAGGGTGTGGTCGGTGAATGAGTACCAAAAGCAGTTTGACCTCTTCTGTAAAGTCTTTGTCAGGCTGTGTATTGCATGGTGGGTGCTTGGATTACTCCGCTTCCTGCCAGACAATGTTGCTAAAAAATTACTGGGGATGTTTGGACTATGAGTGACGAAAAGCCAGCAGACGTACTAAGCAAGGTGCTGTCCTATGTGGATAGCCCGTTTAAACTGTTCGCGTTGATACTTATGGCGATCTTTGCGTTCTCCGGATACTTTGTTTGGCAGAACCAAGAACTATTGATGGGGGCGTACAAAGAGTCTAAGAAAATGCCAAGCATTGTTGAGGACAGGGTAGAAGACGCTGCTGCCCACTTGTTAAAAACTACCAATGCTACCGTTGTTGCCGTGTTCAAAGTAAACCCCATGTTTGGAACCAGAGTTCTTTACCGTGCTTATACTAAAGAGGGTCGAGATAAAATTAACGATGGGCTTGATGTAGGCTTGTTTACCCAGAACGCAGGCAACAATTCGGATGTAGTCAAGCTAATGGCTGGCGAAACACCTTGTGGTGAGTACAAGTCAGCGCAATCCGAGATGGGCTTGTGGTACATCGCCAAGGGTGTTACTTACACTTGCAGAGTCAGTGTGCCGCCTGACCCAAGCAGATTTGTAGGTCAGATTACTGTGGGGTGGGATAATGAACCCACCGATATTCAGGTGGCAAGAACCATGATGGATATTGCGGCAACTATGCTTTCAAGGAGTAAACAGTAATGGCGCAGTTTGAACCAGCCTTTGAGCAGATGATTAAAGACGAGGGCGGTTATGTCCTCCATGAAGTACCCGGCGACACGGGCGGTATGACTTATGCTGGTATTGCTAGGAACAAGAACCCCCAGTGGAACGGCTGGGCGCTTGTTGATAAGAAAGAGTTCGGTGGCTCTTTAACGCCTATGGTGCGTGAGTTCTACCGTGTTGAGTTCTGGGACAAGATGCGCGGTAATGAAATTTCAAACCAAGACGTAGCCAATAGCATCTTTAACTTTGGTGTAAATGCAGGCATGGGCATGGCTGTGAAGCTGGCGCAACTCGTGGTGGGCGCTACCCCTGACGGCGGTATCGGGGCAAAGACTATTGAGCGGCTTAACCAGATTCCCGACGGTCAACGGTTTAAAGAACAGTACGCTTTGGCTAAGATTGCCCGTTACGTTGAAATATGCAACAAAAACCCCGTGCAGGTTAAGTTTCTCAAGGGCTGGTTAAACCGCACGTTGAAAGGTCTAGCATGAGCTTGCTTGCCGTTGGATCAATCATTGAAGCTGTGGGTAAAGTTGCAGGCGACTTGATTACCACTGACAAAGAAAAGATGGAGATGGAGATTGAGCAACGTAAGCTTGATCTTGAAGAAAAACGCATCGACCAAGCCACAGACTTAGCCCAGATTGAGGTCAACAAAATTGAAGCTGCATCATCCAGTGTGTTTGTTTCAGGTTGGCGTCCTGCTATTGGTTGGATCGGTGTAGCGGCTATGGGCTACCAATTCCTGCTGTATCCACTGTTCCAATGGTGCTGGAAATACTTGCAAGCTATGGGATGGGTTCCAGTGGGTATGGATCCTCCTCCGGTA